TAATGCAGAGCCTTCTCCCAAACCAAGGTATGCGAGAAGACCAGCTACATCCTTTCCACTCAAATTAGTCAGCGTATTGTCCAGCGGTTGTTTGCCTGCCAGCGCATTAAGCATTGTCGTGGCAAAGTTCGGGTCATTCCCCAGCGCCGCTGCCAGTTCGTTCAATGTATCCAGTGCCGCAGGTGCAGACCCCACCATTGCTGCAATCGCCGATTTCACAAAAGCTGTAGTGGCAATCTGTGTATTGTTGACCGACTGTGCCGCAGTAGGTGCTGTTGGCGTTCCGGTGAGTGCAGGACTCAACAGCGGCGCTTTTTGTGCCAGCGCATTGTTAATGGTGGTACTGAATTTCGGATCATTGTTAATGGCTGCAGCTATTTCTTTCAGTGTGTCCAGCGTGGCTGGCGCACCATTAATAAGGGCTGTCAGTGCCGCCTGAACAAACGCGGTGGTCGCAAGCTGCGTAGTATTATTCCCCGCCGCTGGCGTTGGCGCTTTTGGTGTCCCGGTAAACGCCGGACTTTCTTTCTGTGCATACTGTGAATGCGGGTCCGGTGCGGCAAGATGTTTTGCCATCAGGTCATCCACGTACACCTTCAGCTCCAGTGCCTTGTCATCCACATACTTGCGGGTTGCCAGCACTACAGCAGGGTCGATTTTCAAGGTGATATTGTCCGTGCTGCTGGTAATCAGCACCATGCGCACGGTCTGGGTGCGCCCGCTGCCTTCAGCCAGTTGCGGCTTATAGCTTTCCGGGCAGTTGCCCACGGCAATCAATGCACCTGATTCATCAAACAGGCCCACTTCACGTATCCACCAACCACCCTCGTTTTCAGGGATCACCTGTTCAGCAATAATCTGGCTGCTGTTCTGCGGGTCGATATAGAGCATATTCAGCGCAGCCCGGCGTTTCTCATTCACCAGTGCAGTCTGCTTTGCGTCCGGCGTTGGCAATACTCCGCCGCCATCGCCCACCGCCATATGGGTAATTTTTAGCGGCACACCGAGCGCGGCGGCGCTGGCAAGTTTCGCCGCGCCAATATCCGTCAGCAGGGTATAAAATTTTGTGCTCATGGATTCACTCTCATTGTGTCAATAACATGGACCGCCCCGCCTTCATGCGCGGTGCCACCGGAAATAATCGTTTCGTTGATATACGGATAGATCGTGATTTCTTCGCCAAGATAGCTGGCGGCTCCCACCCAATACGGGCCGCTGGTCTGCAGATTGATGGACATGCCGATCATGTGGCGGCTACATGGTTTGGCATCGCTTATCAGTCGCTCAAGTTCCAGATAGGTATCTTCAGTGATGCCCTGGTCCTGCACGCCGATATCCAGGCGAAACGTGCCCGGTGCCTCTCCGGTTTGCCACCACTCAATAATGCGGATCAGAAAGCCGAACGGCTCCACCACCCGCCGCACGGCACTGGTGGTCCCTTTATGCTGATGAATATAAAAAGCATCCTTCACCACCTGGCGCTTGACGCTTTCTGTCCAGCCTTCGTCCCAGCGATCCACAGAGAACGCCCAGGCGAGATAAGGCAGGAAGCTGACCGGGCAGGTAGCCGGATTCCACAAGTCACGAAGCGGCACCTGCAGATCAGAAATCCCGCTGCAGGTTTGCGCCAGTCGGCGCTCCAGTGGTGTTGAACCCGGTGGCAGCAGACTATTCATCCGTTCCTCCGTTGGTTACGCTCCACTGCGTACATGATGCCGCCTGTGTTTTGTTCAGGACCACATCCGCCAGAGGAGAAGCCAGCTCCACACGCTGCACTCCCTCAACATGAAGGGCGGCAAAGATGGCGCTACGGCGAATATCCCGACCAAGACGCGTCTGACTGGCGATGTACTTCTGCAGGCTGGCTTTTGCCGCTGCCATTACCGGCTCTGCTTCCGGTCCCGGATAGAGAAAAATGGTGGCTTCCACGCGATACGGGATGATTTCTGCGCTGCGAACCGTAAGACGGTCAGCCACCGGGCGGACGTTCTCACTGTTCAGAGCTTTTTCCACCACGTCCAGCAGGTCCTTTTCTGCAGTTCCATCGCCTTCGCGGCTAAGGACAGTCAGCACCACCTCTGCAGGTGCCGGGCTGGTTGCACTGGCATCCGCCACCCGACCGTCGGCGCTTCGGGCATGAAATTCATAAGCTGCAGTTGGCCCCGCAACTGAAAGTCCTTCAAAGGCTGCAGGCACACGCAGGCGTAACGCTTCATCACTTTCCATCACAGCCGCAACAGGCGGTACAGCGTCATCATCAGCAGGTGTCACCGTCAGGCGTTTCACGTTGTAGTTGGCAGCGAGCTGGTCAAGATCGCCGCCCATCGCGTAAGCCACCATCACAGCATGCGCGGCTTCGTTAATGCGCTGGCGCAGAAGCAACTCACGGTAAGCGTTCTCCTGAAGCAATTTGGTGACGGGTTCAGATTCCAGTTCCAGCGTGCGGATCACTGCTTCCTGCTCATTTTTCGGATGAAGCGCAACAAATTCGGCCTTGCGTTCGGCAAGCAGCGTCTCAAAGTCCGGCACATCCACAATCTGCGGCGCAGGCAACTGCGAAAGGTCAATCACTGCCATTCTCTGCTCCTGTTGATACGGAAAGGGAAACAGGCACACCGTTATTACGCCGCCCGGTCAGCTCCACCACCATTGAACCGTCAAAATTGCTGTTAATGGTGATGGAATCCAGCGTCAGCCGTGGCTCCCAGCGACTCAGCGCCACATACACTGCCGACATGACCTGCAGGCGTAATGCCGGATTTTGTGGCTGATCTATTAAAACCGACAGGAGGGAACCATATTCCCGGCGGGCAATACGGCTACCCTGCGGTGTCAGCAGAATGTCCCGCACCGACTGGCGCAGATGATCAATATCAGTAATGACTTTGCCGCTGGTATTGTTCATCCCGCTATAAAGCGTCATACCGGGCCTCCGGTTGTGTCGCCGCCTTTCAGGACGCCAGTATGCTGATGCGCATCAACGACGATCCCGTTAGAACTCATCACTCCGCCGCCCTGAGTAACGCCACCATTGACCACCACTTCGCTGTTAATACGCGTGCGGTCAGCCTCCAGCACAAACTCACTGGTTTTCAGGGTAATGTTGTTGGCAGCCTCAATGACCATGGATTTGATGCCCCTGACATACCAGCGCCCGGTGGCGGGTTCATATTCAAACCAGCCGCCGTCAGGATGCTCTGTCACGCAGGCATCCGCCGACGTCGACGGCGGTGCAAACTGATTCGAATAGATGGCGGGCAACGCAAAGGCGGTTTCCAGATTGCCGCCCAGACTCAGCAGCACCACCTGTTCGCCTTCCGATGGTCGCCACCATGTCCGGGCATTCCCGGCACGCAGCGTCAGCCAACTGATCCAGTTGGTTTCTAAGTCACCCGTTTTCACCCGGCAAAGCCAGTTCTTCCTATCCACTTCGGTAACTACACCAGTGCGGATCAGGTTGGTGATAAGGCGCATGATTTCGGTTAATTGTGCGTTCACCCTTCCCCCCTTAAAGGTGAACTGTATCTCAATAAGTTGTATTATTATCAGTGTTGTAGTTGTACTGTTAACGACACAAGGGAATATATGCTTACATCAATAAATGAAATTTATGCTCCAATTCCATACACTAATAAGACAGCAAACTTATTGCTTGACGGTAAAAACCTCATAATAACTGGTGGTAACGGGTGTGGAAAAACTAGTTTCATTAGATCTATTTATGATTTCCTTAAAAATAAGATAGATAGACCTAATGATCATAACATCAATAATTTATACAGTACGTTAGAGTCCTACAAATATCAATTAAATAACGGCGGGCGTGACGACGTTAATTACAACTTTTATTCTGAAGAAATAAAAAACATTGAATTAAAAATTCAACAATTAAAAGCCATTAGAATAGAAACAAAAGAAAAAGAAGGTGAAACACGTTCACTATTGAGATTTCACAAAGCTCTACGTGAAGCATCAATTACCTCGCCAGTTGCCGTTCCTAGGCTATCGGCTTTAATTAATGAAAAATCACATTTTTCTAATGAAGTAGATGGTGATGATTTCTTTGAGAATTATTTGGTTAGCTTAAAAACAGCTCAGAGCTATGCAATTTCTTTTGATAATGACCATAAGAAAGCTCAGCGGATACAGAAATGGTTTGATAAAATTGAAACTGATATGCAGGAACTTTTTGAAGATAAAAACCTCTTACTAACGTTTGATAGTAACGAAGGAAAATTTTATCTCAATCAAGATGGTAAAGATAAGTTTACTTTTCAAACATTATCTTCTGGCTACTCATCAATATTGAGAATTTACGCTGACTTAATAATGAGAGTAGAGATGTGGGGTTTAACACCTGACAGTATCGAAGGTATTATTTTTATTGATGAAATAGATGCGCATTTACATGTTTCTTTGCAAAAGCAAATATTAAGATTTTTTAGTCACTCCTTTCCTAAAGTACAATTCATTGTCACTACACATTCTCCGTTTGTTGTTACATCCGTCACAAATGCCATCATTTATGATCTATCGACCAACGCGAAAATTAGTGATGTGTCTTCATATTCTTATGGTATCATCCTTCAAGAATTATTCGGAGTAAGTCCAATATCTAAAGTTCTTTCAGATAAGTTAGAACAACTTCAAGATATTATTGACAATATTAACAACAACAATATTGAAACTGCCAATAACATAATACAATCCTTAGCACCTTTAGATGAATCCATGGACATCCATGCAAGTGCATTTATTGACTATGCAAAAATGCAGATACTAAAATATAAAAAAGCAAACTCTCAGGAGAAATAATGTTCAAGGTTAATAGAACATATCCTGCACCAAAGTCTCTTTCCAAGAAAGCACGTTATGATGGTGCTGATGTACATGAAGCACTACAGGAATGTTTTTATGGAAAGTGTTACATTTGCGAAACAAAGAACCCTTTGGATATAAATATTGAACATTTTAAACCCAAGGGTGATGATGTGGAAAAAGCTTTTGACTGGGATAATTTATATCTATCATGTTCCAGATGCAACAATATAAAACTATCAAAATATGACAACATTCTTGATTGCTGTAAAGAAAAGGTATGGGATCGAGTAAAATTACTCCCAGGATATTCTTTTAAAGCAAAAAAATAACAGTAACAGCACTATTTAATGATGTTGAAACGCAGACGACTGCTGAGCTACTTGAGAAAGTATATAATAGCGACCATACCATGAGTAAAAAATTAACTTCTGCGGCACTTCGTACCCAAGTAGTGAAAACAACTCAAAAACTAATTAAAAATATTAATGAATATTATGAAGAAGATACTCCAACAGAACAAAAAAAATACTTAATTGAAAAAATGAAGATGATGATAAAAAGAGACGCAGCTTTTTCATCATTTTGCAGATGGATCATTATGGAAGATGCTGAATTAGGTCCAATTCTTGAACCATTTATGGATTAGTAGTAAAAACCCGCCTTCTAAGAAGGCGGTATTGATTACATCCTAAAAGGGCGCACCAAAACCTTTAAAAAGAAACCACTTCCAGTTTTGTAAGATTTAAATCCAAAGGCAATAAGGCAGAGCCAAAACCAGTTGATAACCACGCCCAAAGGACGTGGTTTTCAGTCAGCAATAAATGATGTGGTTTAGTCACATCATTTTATTAACAACTGAAACAATATATCTTTTACTATAGTTTCTGCATATTCATTCATTCCAAGTAAACGACGCTCTGCGTATCGTACTTCCGGTCCTTTTTGACTGACGCGATCACGCAGGCCGTAATGGTGAACCCGCGCAATGCGCTGCACCTTACCTTCAAACTGCACGCTGGCAGAATCGGCACTGGCGGCAGTTTTCAGGTATTTTGTGGTGCGCAGCTTTGCAAACATCTGACGTTTGATACGGCCTTTTTTACTGCGTGCTGTTACCCGTCGCGGTTCATAGCTGCTGCCGTCAGGGTTGCGCTGCATCCTGATATTCTGCTGCTGTGTCCGGCGAAGTTCCTGCGCCAGCTGGCGCATCATGCTGCTTCTTGCGGCTGGCTCCAGATTCGCCAGCAAGGCACTCAACCAGTCATCCACCTTCTGCAGTTCAGCCACGTTTCACCGTCCACATTTCTTCAGGTTCATCAGGTTCCGCTACCGCTTCAACGCTCGACACACTGCCGTCAGTGCTGACCAGCACACGCTCCGTCAGTTGCAGGTTAAGACTGATATCACAGACATCGTTGCGCAAAATATCCACCTCAAAGGTGAATAGCTTTTCCCGTAACGCCGGGTTATTGATGGCATCGGGCTGGTTATCCCGCAGCCACAGTAAAACCGGAGCCATCAGCAGATTCTGGTCGCCGCTGAAATCCTCAATCACCACGTTCAGGGTGTAGCGGTACTCCCATGACATGGAGCTGGCCCCCGTGGCAACCAGCGAACCGTTATCCACAAACAGATGCAGTTTGTCCGGGTTATTGCGGACATAAGGCACTGCTTTATTGAGGGCGTGGCGCAGGGATTGTGGTTTGTTCACTGTTTCGCTCCTGACACGCAATAATCATGTCCACTTTGTCTGCACAGACCGCCCAGGCGACCTCCGTTTCATCCAGCAATGCGTTCAGATCACCGTTAGTGCGCGGCGCTGCCTGATCCAGCCGACACGGCGTCACTCGCGGACACCCACTGACGGTAAGCTGCACCTCCGGTGAGTGCCGGACGTTCCCGCAGCCGGATAATGTCAGCAGGCAAAGGAGTATCAGCCCAGCGGCGTAAATCCTCGTTCTCACGTTTCAGTTCCTCAATCCGATGTTGTCGTTGTCTCAGCAGTGCACTGGTCTGTTCTGCTTCGGCGTAGAGCCGCGCCTGCTCCCGGTTGTTGGTTTCAGCCAGAATGGACAGACTGATCAGCTGGCTATTTTTCTTCGTTAGTTCGTGCGCTTTACTTTTCAGCGCCGCGCGCTGCGTTTCGATGGTATGGCTGGCGCTGTTAAGCCGCCACGACTGCCAGCCCAGCGCAACGAGTGCCAGCGCCGCCACTACCGCCAGCGCACGTGTCATAGTCCAGCTCCTTTAAGGCACCAGGCCATCTCCCGCGCTCGGCGGTTATCCAGCCCCTGATTAAACACACCTTTTACATACACCCAGCGCGGCAACTGTCGGCACGCATCCGCCCAGCGCCGCTGATTGAGTAATTTCACCAGTGTGGAACTGCAGGCATTGCCCGTTCCCACGTTGAAGGCAAACGACACTGCAGCGTCATACACCTTCTGCGGCGGCTGTTGCTTCACACACCTTTCCAGCGCCCGCTCCACACGCAGCACGTTGGAGATCAGCCCTTCCGCTGCCTGTCGTTCCGTAATGGTTTTGCCCGGGATGACGCCCAATGTATTACCAATGCCGTCGGTCCAGACACCCGCGCTGCACTGATACGGCTGCAGACGACAGCCTTCGTAATCAGCAATCAGTTTCAGCCCCTCCACGGAGGTGTGAAGCTGCTGAAAACCCGGCAGCGTGGCAGCAATAGCCAGCACGGTCCCGACAAGGCAGCGTTTAACGATTGATGGATTCATAGTCCTCCCGCGAGATCTGCCCGTCGCGCAGAAGCTGGTAGGCTTTGTGTTTGTAGTACCAGTTGATAGCCAGCATCAGCACACCAATCATCAGGCCGCCCAGCGTTGAGGCATCCTTGATGGACAAATCGCCCAGCCAGGCCAGCACGACGGCGATGCAATACGTGATAAAGGCGCTGATTCGCTCAAGCGTCATAATTCAGTCCCATAGCTGGACGGTCTGCACGGTGGTGGTTGTCGGTATGTCCGGCAGCTCCACCTGCAGCCCGTGAGGTAAAAAGGGGCCGTATTCGGCAAGCCCCGGATTTGCCTTCAGTACCTGCTCCGTGACACCCTGCGTGCGCCCGTAATGACGCCAGCAAAGCGCGTCCACCGTGTCATACTGATACGCACGCACTTTCATCAGATAAGCTCCACTGTGCAGTGCGGCGCATCCTGCACCCGGCTGATGGCCCAGCGGGCGTCACGCCACAAATCACCGCTTGCTTCCGCCAGTTCCTCGCCCCGCTTCACACCGGATGCCGTGGCGTCATAGTCCTGATAACGCTCGTTGAGCATGGCGCGTGCCCAGCAGTAAACCGCGTTGAAATAGTGATGAATGCGCTCACTTTTGCCGTCCAGCTGTTCAGCCGGAACCTCTGCCAGCGAGGCATATCCCAGCATCTGCTGACGTCTGCGAAACTCATACAGCTCTGCGTTGACCTCCGAAATTGCCGACAGCGCAACCTGCTTTAAACGCGGCTGCGTCACCGTGCCGTCAGTGCGCATCACGCTGCGAAACTCCGACAGGTCCACATCAGGCCAGAACGGCGTATTTCTGATGATTTCCGCCTGTTCCGGTGCCTGTTCTGGCGCAACAAACTTCATGCTGCTTTCTCCTGAAATAGAGGGCGGTGGACGGAGTTTTGATGTGGCTGTGCCTTTCGCCACCCCGTGCCGCCCGTGCGCGGGGGCACGTTCTGTCAGCGGCTGTCATTGCGCAGTCTGCGCTCCAGCTGCTGTTTGTCTTTTTTCACGCCACAGCGGGGATCGAGCTGTAACGCATGGTTGAGATGATTAAGGGCAGACGCCGGATTGCTTTCACTCAGGACCGCGCCAATCGCTTTATGCAGACGCGCCCGTGACTGGTCCGGCATATCCAGACCGTCTGTCAGCTCCAGCGTCTGCAGCAACAGATCAGCATCAAAGCCGGTGGCGGCAAGCATTGCGCTCTGCGCCGCGTCTGCCATTTCCTCTGCCAGCACGGTCTGCACGTTGCGGTTACCCAACGGCATCACCCAGCCATGACGCAGGGCGTGACGCCCGATCTCCAGCGCCCCGGCATAATCTCCGGCATCAATGCGCCACAGCATCACGTACATCAGCACGTCATCCTGTTGCGCGCCTCCGCCAGCCAGGACACCCTCTGCCCAGGCGGCGTATTTCGGCAGCAGTTCCACCTTGATTTCCGCTTTTTTGACCGTGGACTGAACGCCCTTGAGACGGCGGCGGTCTTCCGCCAGTTGCAGCAGCATCAGGTCATAGCCCGACGCGTGGCGAACGCTGCCGCCCTCACGGGCGGCCTGTTCAGCCTGAACGCGCAGGCGATGCTGCCGTGCGGGACTCAGGCTCATGGGTTACGCTCCGGCTTCTGCTACGGCGGCGCTGAAATCGCCAATCTGGATGTTCTCCACCAGTGCAGCGCAGCGGTAGTCCTCAACCACATAGGCTTCGTTAACAGATTCAAAGTTTTCAATCCGGTCACGTTTCGGGTTGTCGATAACTGAACGGCGGCGGGTGTCTTCCTGCCAGTAGATGGACAAGTTATCCAGACGGGTGATCAGCAGCGCATTCGGCGGGAAGAACGGCGCACGCACGGCCTGCAGACCGCCCATGCGTTTCTGACTGATAATCATATCGGCTGCCAGTTTTTCACTGTTTTCCTGCTCTTTGTTGACCAGCGGGAAATACTTGTCAGACAGCAGTTCACGACCGCAAATCACCACCAGATCGTCATCGTCCTGGTAGACCACGTCGATAAGCTCATTGACCGCATCCATCACCACAGCGTCCAGGTTGGCATATTCGCCACCTTTCCCGACTTTCACCGCACCCGGTGTGGTTTCGCCGCCCGTGGTGGTGCTGCCCATGACGTGATCCGGTGCATCCTCACGGATTTTCTGCAGCCAGCCTTTGTTCACATCCTGCAGCAGCGGGTTTTCACTACGGTTGGAGGTTTTCGCACGCTTCACGCCGTTAAAGCCGATCATGATGCGGTCCAGTGCCTGACGTTTCACGATGGCGTCACGGATACGCACCTGGAAATCCTGAAACTTCGCCCACAGGTCCAGCTTCGCGTAGGTCAGCACCGTGTCAAAGTTGGTCTGCTCGCATTTGTATTCCACATCGACCATCAGCGTCGGATCGACAGGTTCACGCTCTTTCGCGGTGGTGTCAGTGGTTCCGGCAATGGTGCTGCCAACACCCAGCCCCAGCAGCTGACCGGACTGCTCAGTCACTGGCGTGACGTTAATCAGCGTCAGGAAAGCGGCGGACTGCTGGATCTGGTCTTCCAGCGTCTGCTGCACAGACGGCTCTACAGTGAACTTGCTGGACAGTTCTTCAACTGCCACACCGTTCAGACGTGCCAGTTGCTGCAGGTAAGCGTTAAAAGCAAAGCGGGTATTCTTCTTCATCAGGTTTTGTGCTCCATCAGCAATTGGTCAGAGTGTCAGCGGGGGCGTTACCGCCTGTTGCACGCTGGCGGTAGTCCTGGCGGCTGTCTTCATGACTCAGCTTATTCACCAGTTCGTTAAAGGCGGTTTGCTGCTCCTGCAGAGCAGTCTCCAGCTCAGACAGGCGTTCTTCCTGCTCAGACAGGGATTTTTCGGTGCGTGCGCTCAGGTTCTGCTGCTCAGTAGCGACCAGTTCCACGGCCTTATGCACATCAGAGAACCGGGCGTCATCGGACTGCTCTTTTTTGGTAAACAGCGCCGTGACACGGGCAAACAGGGACGGTTTGTCCTCCTGGATTTCTTCCAGTTCGATCACCGTTTCCTCTGCAGCGGTAAAGAGATTGGCAGGATTCTGCTTGCGGTTTGCCAGCGGGTTATGGGCTGCACTGGCGCTGAATGTCAGCATTTCAGTGCCCAGACTGGCAGGGTCATCTGTAGCAGCCAGGCCGACCAGGTAGGCTTTGCCCGTATCAGCAAACTTCGGGCTGACTTCCATAGAGGTGAATAATTTCTGGCCTTTTTTCACCAGTTCCACCAGGGACTCCGTTGGCTCAACGTCGGCATACAGTGCCATCTTGCCCGCCAGCGGACCTTCCGTGATTTCTTCAGCAAACAGCGCCGTCACCTTGCCGTAGCGGTTAAAGGTGCTGTCCGGCAGATAAGACTTGATGTGTTCAAGGTTAATCAGCGCGGTGTACACCGCCGGGTTGTAGCTGGCTGCCATCTGTTCCAGCCATTCACGCTGGATTTCGCGTCCGTCGGTGGTGGCACCTTCCACCCCGATGCGAAAACGCTTTGCTTTCACTGTCATGAGCCGTGCTCCGTTAGAAAAAACTTACTGGAGCCTTATGGTTGCGGTGATGGGGGCAGTGAAACAATGCGCGGTATTTGTACCGACAACCACACAAACCGCAGGCGGGGAAAGACGTCATTCAAGGCTGTAGGTTTGTGCCATGAACACCACACTGACACCCGCAGATCTCGATCCCCGTCGGCAGGCCATGCTGCTGTACTTTCAGGGATACCGCGTAGCCCGCATTGCTGAAATGCTGGGCGAGAAAGTTGCAACCGTTCACAGCTGGAAAAAACGCGACAAGTGGGGTGACTATGGGCCGCTGGATCAGATGCAGCTCACCACCGCCGCACGCTACTGCCAGCTCATTATGAAGGAGCACAAAGAAGGGAAAGATTTCAAAGAGATTGACCTGCTGGCGCGCCAGTCGGAGCGCCACGCGCGGATCGGTAAGTTTAACAATGGCGGCAACGAAGCTGACTTAAACCCTAACGTCGCCAACCGCAACAAAGGCCCGCGCCGTCAGCCGGAAAAGAATGTCTTCACCGATGAACAGATTGAGAAGCTGGAAGAAATCTTCCATTCCTCCATGTTCAACTACCAGCGCCACTGGTGGGAAGCCGGAAAAACCAACCGCATCCGCAACCTGCTGAAGTCACGCCAGATCGGCGCGACCTTTTACTTTGCCCGTGAAGCCCTGATTGACGCCCTGCTTACCGGACGTAACCAGATTTTCCTTTCCGCCAGTAAGGCACAGGCCCACGTCTTTAAGCAGTACATCATCGACTTCGCCAAAGAAGTGGATGTGGAACTGAAAGGCGATCCGATGGTGCTTCCTAACGGGGCCACGCTTTACTTCCTCGGCACCAATGCCCGCACGGCCCAGAGTTATCACGGCAACCTGTATCTGGATGAATATTTCTGGATACCGAAATTTCAGGAGCTACGCAAAGTGGCTTCCGGTATGGCTATTCACAAGAAATGGCGGCAGACCTATTTTTCCACACCATCCAGCCTGACCCACAGTGCTTATCCGTTCTGGTCCGGTGCGCTGTTCAACCGTGGACGCAACAAAGCCGACAAGGTGGACATTGACCTGTCCCACAGCAATCTGGCCCCCGGCCTGCTGTGCGCAGACGGGCAATACCGCCAGATAGTCACCGTGGAAGATGCGGTGCGCGGCGGCTGCAACCTGTTCGACCTTGACCAGTTGCGCATGGAGTACAGCCCGGACGAATACCAGAACCTGCTGATGTGCGAGTTCGTGGACGATCTCGCGTCCGTGTTCCCGCTCAGCGAGCTGCAGGCGTGCATGGTGGACAGCTGGGAAGTCTGGACCGACTTTCATGCACTGGCACTGCGCCCATTTGGCTGGCGCGAAGTGTGGATCGGTTATGACCCGGCGAAAGGTACGCAGAACGGCGACAGTGCCGGATGCGTGGTGGTGGCACCGCCAGCAGTGCCGGGCGGCAAGTTCCGCATTCTTGAGCGTCACCAGTGGCGCGGGATGGATTTCCGCGCCCAGGCTGACGCCATCAAAAAACTTACCGAACAGTACAACGTGACTTATATCGGTATCGACTCAACCGGCGTTGGTCACGGGGTTTACGAGAACGTGAAAGCGTTCTTTCCTGCCGTCCGGGAGTTTGTCTACAACCCCAACGTTAAAAACGCCCTGGTACTCAAGGCTTACGACATTATCAGTCACCGTCGTCTGGAGTTTGACGCCGGACACACCGACATAGCGCAGTCATTTATGGCAATCCGTCGCGCCACCACCGCCAGCGGCAACCGTCCGACCTATGAAGCCAGCCGCAGCGAAGAAGCCAGCCATGCGGATCTGGCATGGGCAACAATGCACGCACTGTTTAACGAACCGCTGCAGGGCGAGTCTGCCAATACCAGCAATATTGTGGAGATTTTTTGATGGGAAAGAGTAAAAAAAACCGCGTAGCGGCGATGAATCAGATCCAGCATAAAAGCCAGACTTCAGCCGAAGCATTCAGCTTCGGCGATCCCGTTCCTGTTCTGGACCGCCGTGAACTGCTGGACTATGTGGAATGCGTACAGACAGATCGATGGTATGAGCCGCCAGTGAGTTTTGACGGGCTGGCGCGCACCTTTCGCGCCGCCGTGCATCACAGCTCACCGATTGCGGTGAAATGCAATATTCTGACCAGTACCTACATCCCTCACCCGCTGCTCAGCCAGCAGGCTTTTTCGCGTTTTGTGCAGGACTATCTGGTATTTGGTAACGCCTACCTGGAGAAACGCACGAACCGATTCGGTGAAGTTATCGCCCTTGAGCCTGCGCTGGCAAAATACACCCGACGCGGGTTAGACCTGGATACCTACTGGTTTGTGCAATACGGTATGACAACCCAGCCGTATCAGTTCACGAAAGGCAGCATCTTTCATCTGATGGAACCGGACATCAACCAGGAGATCTACGGCCTGCCCGGTTATCTTTCTGCCATTCCGTCAGCCCTGCTCAACGAATCCGCCACGCTGTTCCGCCGCAAGTATTACATTAACGGTAGTCATGCAGGCTTCATCATGTACATGACCGATGCCGCGCAGAACCAGGAGGATGTGAACAACCTCCGCAACGCGATGAAAAGCGCCAAAGGTCCAGGCAACTTCCGCAACTTGTTTATGTACTCACCTAACGGCAAAAAGGATGGTCTTCAGATTATCCCGTTGTCAGAAGTCGCGGCAAAGGATGAATTTCTGAACATCAAGAACGTGAGCCGGGATGACATGATGGCGGCACACCGCGTGCCTCCGCAAATGATGGGTATCATGCCGAATAATGTTGGCGGGTTTGGGGATGTGGAGAAGGCATCCACGGTTTTTGTACGTAATGAATTAAAGCCTCTTCAACAACGAATTAGAGAAGTGAACAATTGGCTACATGATGACGTAATAAAATTCCATGATTACTCCTTGTAATTAAAGCCTCTTCTTTAGAAACCCATCCAAAGAAGAGGCTTATTGCCACCCGTTATATACCACATACAAAATTGATCTTAACGCTTTTATCAACAACAAGCAGAGAAGTGCCAACAGACTTAATAAATCCCAGTTCATACTCTTCTGAATGCGTCATTGTAATAATATGAACAGGAACAAATAAATCAAGCTCCCGCAGCTTTCGCTTCAATAATAAACCATCGACACAATCACCTATCACAAGCATATCAATATCATTTGCATCGCAAAAACTCTTTAATGCTGACCCAAATACATATACATCCACCATATATAAACTATGATGGATAATAACATCACAGATCGATTCAATCGTATGTTTAAAATTCACTACCGTGAAATTCTTCGTAATAAATCACCCAACTTGTAAAGCTCCACCCCGATACTTTGAGCAGCCTCTTTTGCCTGAGTCGTCAATCGTCCATTAGGATTGGAGGAAAAAACAACATCACAATTGCCATGCAACCCTATCGCATCTCTTACAGAACCCGCTGTCATATCATAATCATTCGCAGCGATAATAACTAAGTCCGCCAAGCCACGTCTTTTAAGTCTATATTTTTTGTTGGTTTCTCGCTCTACAGAGCTTACATGTGAATGTTGATTGAACACTCTATTTATAAACAAATGCTCTTTATCAAGATGCTCAAGCGGATTATTAGCTCTTAAAGAAGATGCAATATGCCCAAATGAACCCACTCCTATTTTCTTTTGTTCTAGTAATCTCATTGCATCACCAGAGATAAATTCAACACCTCCCTTGACTGATAGAAAATCAATTTTTTTATTGTCTAGGTATTCATTTATCTCAGGACATGTTATCCGGCCAGTATTGATTGCCCCGATCAAATAGGTGTCACCCTGTGTAGTATTAATCACTAAAGTACCATCACCTATCACCTCTATATTTTCGACACATTTATTTTCTTGTAATTTTCCTGCCATCCATGAAATATAGCCTTCACTCGCATTTATGCTCATTGGATTCATCCTATAAATAGTTCAGATGCAGCTTCTGGAAACCTACTACCATTAGCATCGGTTAAGCCCAAATGTTTTGATTCAAAGTCATCTATATGAACACAAAGCTTTGAAAAAACATTCTTCTCATCTTCACTCATGAGGTGATAGTTTTGTTCAACCAGTCGCTGTACTTTTCTATTGTTGGGTAAGATATGAGATTGTACTTTTCTTAACCATACTTCTGCATTTGGATTTTCAGGGTCAACGCTGTTCTCTTGGGTTGGTCCATATGTTACAAAAATGGTATTGTTTTCTCTGAAGTATTTTTCTAACTCCTGTCTAACAGATTCTCGATTGTCATATGTTTTAACACCAAAGGTTGCATTTATTTTATCAATATGGCCGTTTTTCCAAGAGCGGATAATTTCATCAGTAAAATGTTCCTCTGCCTTATCAATTGTCGTATGGCAATTAGCACATAGAAGAATAATGTTGTCAAAATGACCTCTCTGCTCATCAGTTAGATCAGCATTGGTTCTAGGTCCATTATCAATGGCACTAAAGATGTGAGCAAGTTCTCCAATTGTTATATTTTTGTCGCCAGCATCAACAAACAAAGGTTGCAAGCATTGTGGATTTTGGCAAAAGCCACCTGAGCTGGCAAAAAGCCGTCTAACTGTATTAGCGTTTGGGGAAGCTTTTCCCCTACTGCAAGCCATGAACTAACCTTAAAAGTATAGAAATTAGGATGTTAATTTATTACTGAACAACCCTATAAGCAAGCTTGCTAATTGTGGTGAGCGCGCGCTCGTATCCCCGCCACGCCTGCCCGCTTTATGCAGTGGTTTTCATGCACCTGCATGACATAAGCAAAAGCCCGCCATTCCTGGCGGGCCTCAGCTAAAACGATCCTCAAACGATCATGCGGATTCATGCGGCATAGACATGCACTAACGAGTGGGGTGAAGGTACGTATCTGATTGACCACTTGAAAACCGACACATTCGAGCTATCAAAGCTAAAGGTTCGCTGTGAGCAAGGAACGGACCCGGAAATGGTAAATTGATTTAATTTACAACAATGCATTGAAACATAAAAGAAACTTATCTATAACATTTAGCACTGAATAAAATAATCACTAAAACGGATATGTATGGACATTCAAGTAGTTCATAAAGTTACTGAATATGATAGAGAAGAACTGTTAGCGGGGCTAAGAAGCTATAATGCTCAGTTTATCGATTTTAGTAAAAATGGACAGATCGGTGTCTACTGCAGAAATGAAATCGGAGAGATGGTAGGTGGATTAATTGCGGACAGGAAAGGTCCATGGCTGTGTATTGATTATCTTTGGGTGAGTGAATCAGCACGGAGTGGCGGTTTGGGTAGCAAACTTATGAGCATGGCTGAGAAAGAAGGTGTGATTAACGGTTGTATTCATGGCCTTGTCGATACATTTAGCTTCCAGGCGCTCCCCTTTTATGAAAAACAGGGTTATATCCTTCAAATGTCATTACCTGATTTCCCTAAAGCAGGGGCACAAAGGCACTATCTAATAAAAACTAATTTATAGTATTGCGGCTTTCGCTTTTCAACGCTGCCAACAGGCCGACCACCTTACGCCTCGTTTCACTCGTTGCCCAAACTAGCCCCCATCAGAATAATTTCCTTGGGGGCAAGGTTTCTTAATGCAGCCAGCTGTCGTCTTCCCACACCTTCTGCATAATTTTCATCACTTGTTTTCTTTCTTCGTCCAGTTGCAGTCCGGTCAGTTCCACACCGTTAGAGCTACCTTTGCGGATGCGAATTACCGTTTTTGGATATAGGGGGCGCAGATTGCGGTAAAGCTCGGATTCAAGGGCGTCCAGGGTAGACTGGCTAATCTTCTGCTCTTTATCGATCATTATTTCAATGCGCATAAAAGTCACCTCAGCTGATGACATCCATTGAGCGGTTGTATTCGTGGGTTCTGATTTTTGCCATGAGTTCATCTGTCAGTTCAGAAACCCACTGCAAAGCCAGCCCCTTCTCTTCATCACTACACTCACTAGCCGCTACAAGCTTAAGAAAAAAATCAATGCGCTGGAGCTTCAAAGACTCCAAAAAATAGTCCTGCATCTTTCCTCCTATGACACCACAAGCAATACTGTATACATAACCACTGCTTATATTTACAGTATATAATAATCTTACTGATGTAAAACGTTTTTTTACGTTCATCAGCCTGATATGCCTGGTATTATTAAGAGCACGAATTGTTAACCCGCGTAATTAATACAGGTTTCGCCACTTATCATCTTCCTGCAAACGCTGGTTCCGATAGAAGATACGCAGGCCTGCTCCTGACGGAATACTGCCGCCGCGAAGGAGTAAATCGACCTCTTTCTCGCTGCCATTAAATCCTCTGGACTTCAGTTCATAGACGAGCTGCTGTCGCTGATGGTCTGTAATTCGCTGTTTGTAGTCTTTACGCCGTTTCGGTTTCACCAGGCGTAACCTTGCAGCCAGTTCCCGGCGCTCTTTTTTGCTCATACTGTGCAGGTAATCGTGCAACTCCTTGTCATCCATGCGGGTGATATCCGTTCTGGTATCTCCATCAGCTGATTTGTCTTTCCCTTGTTGGTACAAATTTTCAGCAAGGGGACAGTTATTGCCACGAGTCCAAGGGGCGCAAGCGCCCTGGTCGGCTGCCGCCTCCTGAACGTCAACGGCTTTACGAACCATTTTCCACTTCACTGCATGAGTGCAGATCTTGCCCTCTGCAATGGGTGACCAGATGCCATAAATACGAATGCCGTGATCGCCATAGGCGGTCGGCTCTTCGTTGATTTCATAAGCGGTTCTGATGAGGTGATATTTACGGGGAACCAGCACGCCGCCCTGCTTCATGATGTAGGTGGCAAAACAACCAGCATCAGCAGCAGCCAGGATGGCATCAAGGCGTGGGTTATCCAGTACCGCCGCACCTGCTTTTTTGTCCCCCTGTTGCCTTGCCGCCTGACCAGCCAGCAATCGCAGTTCACGGTAAGCCTGACGCCCCGGAATGCCAAAGAAGCGGAATTGCTGAACACGATGAAGAGACGCCCAGGCATTAACGTATTCAGCGTTATCACGCAGGGATTTACCCGTTTCCTTGCTGATCTCGCCAGCCAGACCACGCCCGTCAATGTTCTTACTGATGTATTTCGCGATGTAGCTTGTTGGCGTACCTTTGCGCGGGTTTATCAGCTCAGACTTAAAGCGTGGTCCTGTGTTATTACCCAGCTCCTCACGGTCTTCACGAATGGCAAACTTACGCAACAAAGCAGTAATGGCGCGGCGGTCTTTTTTGCGCATAAAACACAACAGGTGCCAGTGAACTGTACCGTCATGATGCGGCTCAGCCACCCGCACGCCATACCAGCGCAATCCGGCTTTGTACATCGCCTTACGAAATGCAGCAAACATGCCGACCAGATAATCACTGCTTTGTCTTACCGTCGCATTTGTCCAAGTCGGGTTGGGCCTGCCGTTATTTAGCGTGGAATGGAAACGTGACGGACAGGTGATGGTGTAGAAAACGGCGCAGTCACCGCGCATTTCCGCGATAAGCTCCAGACCTTTAACACAGGCCATCATCTCATTGCGGCGATGCGCAGGGTTGCTGCTGCTGGCGTTTACCACGTCTTCCATATCCAGCGTGTCGCCATCTTCGTTCACCAGTTCATGAGAACGAAAAAACTCCAGCGACTTACGGCGCTGCTCACGTTTATGCATCACAGCTTCATAGCTGACATAGGGAGATGCTTTTTTGCTGACCAGGCAGACAGCGCGCAACTGCTCTTCCCGCCATTCGCAACGCATCTTCCATAATTTCCGATACCACCAGTCGGCGCACAACATACGCGCCAGCGAACCCGGAATGAGTTCATAGGGCACGGGTTTACGGCGGTTTCTTTTCCGGCGGATTTGCTCAAACGCAGGTGGGATGACATCCAGTCGCAGGGTTTCTGCTGCCACCCTTTCCCATGTCTTGCGGATTTCTTCTGGCTTAACGTCATCGGTGGCATACAAATCACCACAAGCTGCATCAAGGCACATACTCATATGCGCAGCTACCAGGGTGGACAGGCGTTTCACCTGATCCTGACTCATTTCAGGCAAGATCAGCAGGCCGTCCAGCCCTTCATGGCTTGCCATAAAGCGAAAAGATGCAGATAGCTGACTGTCGCGTACATGCTCCAGTCGTTCCAGACATGGCTTAATCGTCTCACGTAAATAGCGGGAATAAGCCTTTGGCCTGCCCAGGCTGCTGAAGTATTCAATACGTTGCATCAGCGGCTTGCTGATATGGGAAGGCTGGGCGTTGACATCCGCCAGAATGACCATGTCCGGATTAAAACGCTGCTGCTCATGCGCCAGCTTTGCCCGGCTAATTAGCTTATCCTGCTCCATTTCGCGCTGGACAGGATCACGGGATTCATTAAAGAAATAACGCTCCCAGACCTGATCACTCAGTGCCTCGCGGCGCAGTTGTTCCTGCTCGTTATCGGCAGCGTACAGAGTGATCAGGTTTGAAAGCGCAGAAACCGGCGCAACTTCCGCCGGGTCCAGATAAGGGTTAATGGCCTTTTTCGGGCTGTTCCATGAGAATGCTGCGGCAGACTCGTTAAAGCCGCAGCAGTTGTTCATATCGGCATGACTCATGCACGTACTCCGTACACGGCAGAACTGTCCACGCCACGCGAATAATCAAATCCCACCCAGCAGCGCGGCCCGGAAACAGCAATGATTTCTGTTGCTGATTTACCCTCGCCAGCTGCCACACCGATGCTGCGTTTTGCTTTGATGTAGTGGTGGGTGAAATTGCGATACAACGAACGGATCAGGGATGTGTCACTGTTAGAAACAATGACCGGATGTCCTTCTGATGACCGATGTTCAAGAACGGATGCCAGGTGATACTGGTCATCTTCAGTGAAACCATCAGTGTGATAGCCGGAAAACGTACCGTCATACGGCGGATCGCAATACACCACATCCCCCGCCTTCAACATCGCCAGCGTTTCATCAAAGCTGGCGCAGATAAACGTTGCTCGCTGGGCTTTTTCTGCAAATGCGCGAATTTCTTTTTCAGGGAAATACGGATTTTTATAATTACCGTAGGGAATGTTGAAATGCCCGCTCTTGTTATAGCGACATAAACCACGGTAACCGTGACGATTGAGATACAGGAAATATACCGCTTTCATGAAATCAGTAATTTCAGTTGAGTAATTAAACTCCTGCCTTATGTTGTAATAAGCCACCTCCCTGTTTGCTTCCTCAAATAAAGCTCTGGCGCGAGATATAAACGATTCACAATCAGCAGCAACCTTTTTATAGAGGTTGATTAAATCAGGATTAATATCCGCAACAAGATAGCTGGGGTACTCCGTCTCCATCATCACTGCACAGGAACCCGCGAAAGGTTCAACCAGTCGCGGGCCAGCAGGAAGATGCTTTTTCAGTTCGGACATAATGGCGGTTTTATTTCCCGCCCATTTCAGGATGGTGCTCATACAGCACCTCCGTTGTAATGTTTGCCTTTCAGCTCTGCGATTTCCTGACAGGTAATGCAAAGCTGCACACCCGGAATGGCGCGGCGGCGTGCTGGCGGAATTGGCGCTTCACACTCAATGCAAAGCACGCGGGACACGCCCGGCGTTTTGGCACGGGCAGAACGGATATGGCGCTGGCGTTCTTCTTCAACGCGCTGCTGTACGAGATCCATTGCATCAGCCATTAGTGGATCTCCTGCGCTTCGTTCTGGATTGCTTCAGCTGCCACACGCAGCAGTTCAGCCGCTTCAACGTGGTTTAGCTGGCGGGATGTGATATGGCACGCAAGGCTATCAAGGCGAGCTGCCATTGCTTCAGCTCTTGCCCGGCGTTCTTCCAGACGAGCCTCTGTCAGTAAAATATTAAGCCCTGCATCATCCGGTCCGGTTTTAGTCGTGAGGATTTCAATATTACGCATAATCAATTCTCCTGAATTTAGATAAAGGGATGCCCGGCGGGTTTACGCCATTAATTTCATTAGTTGGTTAATTCGGCATGGTTAGCCGTCTGGGAAATAAGCTCACCACTGCACGAAAATGATTCATTGCTTTAATCAACTCCCGCTTTTCGTCAGTGGTCAGCTCATTAATGCTGATGCTATGACGTTCAGCTGGAATTTTTGCCATAAAGAATATGGCAGCCAGTGCCCGTTTATTTTGTTCGCTATTAATATCCCGTGAATCACGCATATCTTTAATAAACCGCTCAAGCTCTGACTCAATATTCAGGCCAAAAACTTTCGCCCTTAACTCCGCAATGTGATTAAGTCCATTCAGGCGTTCACCGGGGCTTAATGGAACAGTCGCCGCAGTGCCTTCAATAGCCATTGGTTCCCCCGTTTTTTCGTTGATAGTTCTGCCAGCAATTCATCCTGTGAACGGCACGGATGCCAGCGTTTACCATCCTCACCCATGATCCAGCCGTGACCGTAGTGCATTGCCGGGCTTTGTTTAACCAGCAGCGATGCAAATGATGGTTCTTTCGTAAGCATAAGCACCTCACAGCAAACCGAATGAAGCACCAAGGCCAGTCATGGTATCAACTGCACTCGCCATCGCAGGATTAGCCTGTAAGCGGGCCTGCAATGAAACAGCAGCCAGCGCCATCAGTCGTGTAACAGAGTTAATGCTGCTGATAGCATCACGACGGCCTGCACTGGTTTTTACATCTCCAGAAACCGCACCTGCCGCGACACGACCTATCTCTGCAGTTGCACTCATGACGTAATGCGGTAGTTTCTCTTTTGCCACCTCATTAATCGGAACACATGGCAGACAATGAATCTGTGCCAGAAAACCATCTACCAGCGTTGAATCTTCAGTCAGATCGGTAAGCAACCAAATTTCTGGTGCGGTTAATAAATGAGGTTGAGCTGGGTTCAGTTTGTTCCGCAGAATCTGCACATTCATGCCTGCACGTTCTGCCAGTTGCACCAGATTGTGGCGCAGTGCGAATGCACGACAGGCTTCATCAAAATGTGGATGTTTGGAAACTTGGTAATCAAACATGGTCAATGCCTCTGATGTATTTCAGAATCGAACTAATTAAGGTTTAGATTGCATTCTGAAAGCGCATCAACGGTCATGGCGGCTATGTTGATCATCACTTTTTCGCGTTTTTTATCTTTGCGCAAACGGTGACGGATAAGGCGTCCATCAGCCAACATGTCATTGATGGTATCGATGGACAGCCCTGTCAGCTCGCTATAGCGTTCAATAGTCACATGAGGCGTGGTAAGAGTGATTGAAATGTTAGGTCTCATGATGCAACATTCCTCGTTTAATGATGATTAATCAGGACGAATACGGATCGTTTGTATTTTGTGAACACCATAAACATACGATCGCACAGTGAAATCGTCAAGGCAAAAGTTCACTTGGAGTGACCATGAATTTGGAGAAAGGCGGACGAGGCGCTATAGAGCGCATGGTAGAAGCTTATGGATTCAAGACTCGACAGGCGTTGTGCGATCATTTAGGAATCTCTAAAAGTACACTCGCCACACGTTACATGCGTGACTCATTCCCCGCAGAATGGGTAATCCAGTGCGCCCTTGAAACGGGCACCTCGCTTAATTGGCTCACAACCGGGCATGGTTCAAAGCAAACTTCAGGTAATACAAATACTATGGAAGTTGCTAAATATGTATTATCTGATGGGGCCTTGTGTGAAGACGGTTTTTATATTTTCGATAGGGAATTTCTACCGTCGGCATTCAAGAATCTTTTTGTAATCACAGATAATAATTCTGAATTTATTTGTGATAAGGAATTTGATGATATACGTGATGGTAAATGGGTAATAAGTATTGATGGCGAAATAACGATCCGTGACATTACTCGTTTACCCGGTGGAAGAATCTTCGTCGAGGGTGGAAACAGAGCCTTCGAATGCAAGATAGAAGACATTGAAATAATTGGTAAAATTATAAGTTTAACAGTCAAGTATGTTAAATAGTACCGGGAGGAAACTATGCTTGGTAAGGTATTTTTTGTGGTTTTGTCATGTTCTTTGTTATTAAACCCACTAACTACCTATGCTAGAAATTATCCCTGTTCAGGGAAAAAGGGAGGTGTTTCTCACTGTACCTCAGATGGCAAATTCGTTTGCAATGATGGAACTATTAGTAAATCCAAAAAAATCTGTACTAAAAACTCACGATAACTTTTGCTTTTATATCTGCGCCTAAAATAAAAATGAGCCGCAGGTTAACCGCAAAAGTTACATGCTCACATAGCAAAAAGAATAGCCAACTTAATTATGGCTTCAGTGAGATGTATGGTCGTAGGATTTCATACATTGAAACTGGTTATACATACAGTGAAAATGCTCTCTACTGGAGGGCATTTTTTATGGCAGTACGAAAACTCACCACAGGGAAATGGCTTTGCGAATGTTACCCCGCCGGACGTAATGGGCGTCGTGTGCGTAAACAATTCGCCACCAAAGGCGAAGCACTGGCCTTCGAGCGATACACCATGGGGGAAATAGAAGCAAAGCCCTGGCTGGGCGAATCAGTGGATCGTCGGACACTGAAAGATATGGTTGAGCTATGGTTCAAATTACATGGCAAATCTCTTACTGCCGGACAGCATGTCTACAACAAGCTGCTGTTGATGGTTGACGCCTTGGGAAATCCCCTTGCAACTGATCTCACCTCAAAAATGTTTGCTCACTATCGCGATAAACGCCTTACTGGTGAAATCTACTTCAGTGAAAAATGGAAGAAAGGAGCAAGCCCAGTTACTGTTAACCTGGAGCAAAGCCATCTAAGCAGCGTTTTCAGAGAACTTTCCCGCCTGGGTGAATGGACACTTCCAAACCCATTAGAGAAGATGCGCAAATTCACTATCGCAGAAAAGGAAATGGCATGGCTTACACATGAGCAGATTATCGAATTACTGTCTGACTGCAAACGTCAGAACCCAATTCTGGCACTGGTAGTCAAGATATGCCTAAGCACAGGCGCACGCTGGCGAGAAGCAATAAATCTTACCCGCTCACAGGTGACCAAATACCGAATTACCTTTGTAAGAACGAAGGGGAAGAAAAACAGGAGCATCCCTATCAGTAAAGAGCTTTACGAAGAGATCATGGCGCTTGATGGGTTCAATTTCTTTACAGACTGCTATTTTCAATTTTTATCCGTGATGGAAAAAACGTCTATCGTGCTCCCTCGCGGTCAACTGACACACGTTCTGCGCCATACGTTTGCGGCGCATTTCATGATGTCGGGTGGAAATATCCTTGCTTTGCAAAAAATCCTCGGACATCACGATATAAAAATGACTATGCGTTACGCACATCTGGCACCGGATCATCTGGAAACGGCGCTCCGTTTCAATCCTCTGTCAACGCTGCCAAGTGGCGACAAAGTGGCGGCAGCGGTTGGCATTACCCCGTAA